AAATGATAAGAAAGGAGAGTTTGGCTTACATGGTTCTTCTGTTAAATCTGGCGATGCTGTTTCTAATGACTCTGAAATACCTGCATATATATTAAACATGTTGAATCCTTCATAAAACAGCACTCCGCAAAATGTATATAAAACTAAATAACCAGTAAGCATTACCATACTCATAGGTACATTTACAGCAACAATCCACATATAGTATCCAATAAATGCCAATACAAACATAACAATGGAAAAGAACAGTGTCCATACACCTCCCTTCATGCCATCTAATAATAGTTTGGACATTTCCAAATTTCCATCATCCATACCGCCAAAAAACCACATTTTTGCAAAAATAATAACTACTGCGATATTACATATTGATAATACCGAGATAGTCGATGTTCCATTTATTGCGGCAAAAAAATCTTGTAATAACGCGGTTTGAAAATTATATTCCACCAATACATAAAATATGAAAAACATAATAATCATAATAACGCCCGTATAAAGTCCATATTTTTTATGAGTTTTCACAATAGATAAAGATGTGATACCCTTGTTTAACAATTCAAGTGGTTTTAATGCGGGTCCAAAAAATCCATAAAAGTATTTGCTCACCTTTCGTAAATCTCCAAATTCTAGTTTATAACGAATATTGTCATCATCTTCTAAAAAGAAAATAATATAATACCAGTTATAAACAAAATACCAAACCAGTAATAACGTTATAAATTTTTGTGCTTGATCCTGGAATATATTTACTTCTACTTCAGTCGCAGTATTTTGAGTTAATGCGTTGGCCATTCGCAGTATGGTCTCTTTCACATATTTATTGGATTTTAATAAGAATAATTGTATCTTTGTTCTCCCGATTTGCAGTTGTTTTCCCATGATTCCTATCAAATAGGTAATAATATTTGTCACCGATTTTACAGATGTTGTAACACTATCCAGTGTTTTCTGAAGATTTCCTTTGTCTATTTCCATTGGTTTGGATGCATCCTTCGTAGCATCTATATTGCCCATACCAGAAAATGACGAATTTATATTTTGTAATTGGGACAAACTATCGACAGACTGTTCCAAATTATTTGATAATGAATTTATAGATTTGTCAATGTCCGTTCCACTTGCTGAAAATACGCCTCCTGTACGATTCATGAGTCGTTCCAATTCTTGTTTAACATCATTTTCTTGGTTTTTCTTTTTATCTTTTTCTTCCGATTTTTTCTTCATTTTCTTCGGTTTTTTCACATCTTCTAAATATTCATTTACATGGAAACCTTCTATACCACCAACTTGCGATATTTCTACCGAATTGGATGATTGTGGTCGATCATATAAATTTTCAAATTCTGGAATTTGTTTCGGATTTTCTTTTTTTATAGGTTTTTTCGCATATTCTTCAGTTTTTTTATTATCACTCCATTGTTTATTCCATTTTGTCATATTCTATTGTATATTTGTTATATAATAGAATATGATAAATAACCTGTGATTTCTACCCGAATCTTAACGAGCATACGCCATTCCGCAATTTCCACTTACAAAAGACAATATATTGAGTCGTTCTTCAAATACGTGCAAATTATAATTATAAACATATAATGCCCAGGATGGTTTTGATGATATATTGATTGGGGTATTGTTATCATCACATTCAATATTTACAGTTGATCCCGAAATATCAATTGGAGGTTTATATGTAGTAAATTCGAATTCTATATCTTTAAACCTCCCTACATTTACTGCCCCTGATGGTTGGTATTCGAAAGGACTTGTATTTAAACAGAAATTGTAACAATATAGTCCTTCTTCGCCGAATCCCCTTGTTCGCGTGTATTTCTCAACGTAATCATATACACCTCGAGGCATAGATATTTCACGATAATCTGGACCAAATAATAATCCGAAAGTTTCTAAAATAGGACGATTGTTTGCGGAACTATAATCACCCGTAATATACAAACTACTAGTGTCATCCAATACGATATTAGAAGGAATATGATTTTTATAAGGCCAGTTTGTATAATTTGACCATTCATTGCGCATAAAAGCATCATTTCTTTGGAAATACCACATCCAGTCAGCAACCATACCCGATGTTGATTGTAATTTTACACGACTTGATCCGACCACATTCAAAAAATCGTATTCGTGTATTTCTTTTATTAGATAAATTTGATCTTGTGCCGCAAATTTTTTCTGTTCCTCTTCCGACAAAAAACAATACGTGGACAACAAATGAACATCTGCGTTCCACGTATTCAATTTGTTCGTATAATTAGTGTTTGTTAAATCAGTTGATGGCGGTGTCTGTAAAAAACGGTACATCTGAAACTCATCAGCACCTGGCGCAATTTGAACATACGGGAATTTATTTTCATGATTAAACACATCACGAACTTGAAATAGGTGATACATAGGTCTTAATGTTACATTAATTGTCAATTCTTGGTATTGAAGAGCAATTAACGGAAATGCGCAACGATTGTCTAAAGTAAACCAGGTATTTAGAGGAATATATAATTGTCTTCCACGTATAGAAGGTTCCGCACCACTTGTGTTAGTTGTGTATTTTGCTGATGGATATGTGTTCTCTTTATAAGGCGAAGTAAATGCACGATAAGGATTGTTTCCTGGATTATTTAGTTCAGGAACATTTCCGCTCATAGCATCAAACAAATTCTTTTTTTCGTTTGTAAAGTCACGACTTACCATAGCATGTAAATATTGTCCCGAATATTTTTGAATCACCTGAGAACCGCAAATAATTTCCACTTCTTCAATCATTTGCGCACCTAGATTTTCAATCCATTTAAAATCATAAGGTGAATATTGGTTATTTGTATAATAAGGACTATCACTATCATTATTTGCGGCCCATATGGGACTCCATATATCGGGTAAGTTTAACACCAAATAAGTGTCCATTAATAAATCACCATATCGTTTCATTTTAAATGTGAATTTAGAAGATTCAGTTAATCGTAATTCTCGTGATCCATCAAAATCCATTCGAAATTTTTGAAGTCCAAAATTCGTATATTTAGAATAAGTCACTTTGAAAAATGTTTTCGATGGATTTCCAGTTAAAAACAAATTAGCGTTTCCTACAGAAATTATATTTAATAAACCACCTGGCATTTTAATATATAGTAGATGTCTATATTTTTTAATTACTTTATCTACGTTTTATATAATAAAGAATGTCAGGACTTTTACAAAATATCATTGATTATACATTAATTCTTGGCGCATTGATATTGGTTGTCTATTTTATGTATTATATGATTACTCAAAACCAACATGACAATTCAGTGTCTAAACCTCCTCCGTTTGATGACACCCCTAATTCAACCCAGCGCGCCCAGTTAAGTAAAATTGAAGGTACCACAAATACATCCGCAATAAAGAATGCTAGTTTCAGTGCGTCTAACGATAATGCTTTACGTAATTTTGTCATTAAATCATCGTCAAATAGTGCTTATACAAATGGATATATGAATTTAAACATGATAAAATACGTATTATCCAAAGGTTGTCGTTTCTTGGACTTTGAAATCTATATGAAAGATCATGTTCCAATTGTCGCATATAGTACCAACAAACAATCTTTAGAGACATTCACCTCTCAATCACCTGCCGTGTCCTTTTCGGGAGTATGTTCTACAATTATTTCAAATGCCTTTTCTGAAATATCCCCTAATTCAGACGATCCGTTGTTCTTACATTTACGTATTAAGACGTATGATTCGTCTGCATATTCCAAAATTGCTCAAATTATAAAAAGTAGTCTTGGACCTAAATTATATACTGAAGGAGATGGTTCAGCAGTACCTGTCAATTTGGATACTCAAATAACTGATTTTCTTGGCAAGATTGTAGTCATTGTAGATCAACATTCTTCTCCTGGATTTCAAAATTATTCAACTTGCGCACCTGATAATTCCGATTGTTATAGTTTGACAAATGTTATTAATATGGTAAGTAACACGCAAAGTATGCGTACGTATAGTCAGAGTGATTTAACGTACCAACCGATTAATCCTCCAGATCCCGGTGTGTACTTATTTAGGATTGTTTTTCCAAATATCGGGTTTTTTGGATCTACTCAAAACGCAGATACTATGTATTTAATTAAACATTATGGTGTTCAAGTTGTTGCTCAAGCATTTTTCGTGAATGATTCAAATTTACGTATATATGAAGAACTATTTGCGAAAAACAAGAGCGCTTTCTTACGAATGGAAAATGTTTTAAACGTATATGAATAAATTTATATAATAGTTTTTTATGGTCATTATATAAATGGGAAAAAACAAAACTATGAAAAAGATGTCCAATAAAAAGTTCATTCCGAGTGAATGTACTAATAAGATGAGTTTTGATGATTGTGAATTAGCAATTTTGCGTCAAGCAGTTGATAGTAACGAAAAAATTGCCGGACAAAAATTAGCATCGAGTGATGAAATAAAAAAAATGATTGAAATCGTAGAAAACTTTTTGAAAAAAAAAAAATTATTGTGTTACGGTGGAACCGCAATTAATAATATTCTACCCAAGCATGCACAATTTTATAACAAAGAATATGAAGTTCCTGATTATGACTTTTATTCATACAATGCTTTAGACCACGCAAAAGAATTAGCCGATATTTATTACAAAGAAGGGTATGAACAAGTAGAAGCCAAATCGGGTGTCCATGAAGGTACCTATAAAGTCTTTGTCAATTTCATTCCGATGGCAGATATTACGAGTCTTCATAAAGAACTCTTCGATTCCTTATCAAAAGAATGTATTTCAGTGAGTGGTATTAAGTATGTTCCTCCTAACTTTCTACGTATGGGTATGTACTTAGAATTATCTCGTCCAGCAGGAGACATCAGTCGATGGGAAAAAGTATTAAAACGTCTGAATTTATTAAATAAATACCATCCCATGAAAATTCAATATGATTGCGAAAAGGTCGATTTTCTGCGAAAAATGGACGAATCAAAAACCGATGCCGAAAAGATATATTTTACTATGCGAGATACATTTATCGATTTAGGTGTGATTTTCTTCGGTGGATATGCGGCCAGTCTTTATTCCAGACACATGTCCAAGAAGGACAAACAATTTATTGATAAAATACCCGATTTTGACGTTCTTGCTGAAAATCCCAAAGAATGTTCCACTATTATTATAGAACGTCTAGAAGATGCTGGATATAAAAATATAAAAATAGTGGAACACGCACCCATTGGTGAAATTATTCCCGAGCATATTGAAATTCGATATAAGAACGAGGTTTTGGGATTCATTTATAAACCGGTTGCTTGTCACAACTATAATACTTTGAAAGTCCAAGAAAAGGAAATAAACGTCGGAACAATTGATACAATTATGAGTTTTTATTTGGCATTTACTTATGCGAAAACCGATTATTATTACGTGGATCGTATTTTATGTATGTCCAAGTATTTATTTGAATTAGAACAACGCAATCGTCTGTCACAACGCGGATTATTGAAACGATTTGGACCCAAATGTATTGGAAAACAAGAAACAATGGAAAATATACGTGCTAAGAAAACGTCCAAGTTTCTTGAACTCCAAAAAAACAGAGGATCGAGAGAATATGAAAAATATTTTCTCAAATATACTCCAGGAGAGTCCAAGAAAACAAGTAAAGAACTCACTGAAAAGAAACAGTCGGAAAAGTCCAAGAAAGAACCTAAAGAAACTCCTGTAAAGAAAACAGTGAAAAAACGCAGTGTTAGTTTTCGCAATTTATTAAGAGGATTCTAAACAATCAAACCAAGTATGTTATAAAAATGATATAACAATATATGTAATAGTATATGCAATGGGAAATACACACTCTAATTATCCAATTCGTGAAAATACAAACTGTTTAATATGTTGGGAAAATGTTGAATTCATTGATCAAGTACAATGTACTCGTTGTAACATTTATTTACACGCATATTGTGAAGAAACATATAGAGGAGGAAAGGGGTATTGTAAATGTCCTCATTGTCAAAGAATTGGAACACTTGGTAAATGACACACAAATAAAATTGAACCTTTTTTTTCATTCTAATAGAATATAAAAAAAGAAAATAAGTAGAAATGACAGAAATGAAATTAACGCGAAACAGTGATTATTCTTGGACAAAGATATTGTTCAAAAAAATAGATGACAACAACAAAAAAATGAAAAGGATACAAAAAAAATACTGTAAGAAAAGATTGTTGCTTGGATATAGAAACAACAATGAATTCACGATGAAATCAAATGACATAAACAATCAACAAACATATGAAACGCAGATGATAAATGCGAAATACACACGTGCGATGTATTTATACATCATGCGGAATTACTATACTATATTCTCTTTTCATAAAGCATCGCAACGTTTTGTAAATGTTACCTTCAAAAGTGGTGAGTTTCTGTATGAACAATGTAAAGATATCATACAACAAGATACTCATACAATAGAAGATAAAAAATATTTACAACTCGTAATGAATACATTTGACAAATTTAGAAACCAATACAAAGATTCACATCATCATGGGTATTTTATTATATTTACTTTAAACCACCATGTTTGCGATGATTTAGTTCGTAACATTTGTAAATTTATTTAATTAAGGTTCTTTCATATATTTGTTATATCATTGTCATAATTAAAAAAATATAAAATTGATTTTTGTTGCAGTTTTCAAATTAAAACAAAATATAAATAACAATGGAAACACTATACGGATGGTACTCTGAAACCCAATATAAACAGAAAATGAGAAAATGTGATTCGCAGCAAAAAAGGGGTGAAAGGATCTTTTATCTAGATGAAAATGACCAATTGGTCGAAATTACGGAAATCAAACATACCAATGAATCTAGTTTATTTGACGATGCAATATATGTAGGTATTATGAAGAAATTCTCTCATGTTCTAAGACCTTATGATATGTAAGTATTCGTATATTTGTTATATCATTGTCATAATTAAAAAATATAAAATTGATTTTTGAATATTGAATATATAATATTCAAAAACACTATAGATAAAATGGAATCATTACTTAGCGAAGCAATCAAATCGTCTTACAATGACAAAATAAACACAATTGGCACCAAACGCGTCTTTAAAATGGGGTCTCGCATGAATTGTAATGGCGAAATATTGAAAAATACCCATATTAAAGAATATATGGAAAACATGATGAAACAATATAACATTCAAGATTATCAAATCGAAACTGTGGATAATCAATACGAATTTGGTTATGAATTAATTGTAGACGAACAAAATTATCGTAAAATATATCAACAAATATCTTCATAATAATTTGAATTGATCGTTCCAACAACATATAACTGTCTGAATTTTACCATCAATATTAAAATGTAAGGCATAATACACATTCACACCGCCGTCACCTTGTGGAAATTCCACTTTTTTTACTAATTTTCCTTGTTGATCGTTTTTTAATAAATAAATTTGATTGATTTCTACATCTTCGGCATTTATCATCCTATACACTAGGATGATAAAAATGGATTTTTACAATTCGACTTCTTCATTTTCAGACATGGGTCTAGGTTCATCGCATTCCATAAATACAAAACCAAAACATATTATTAATACCATGAAGAAAATCGTGACTATTATTTCCAATACCATTACTATTATCATTCGCAAGATAGTTCTAAACCTTTTTCATTTATAGATTACTCAGTTTATTCGAAATTGTATTCATAGAATAAAACAAACTGCCAAAGGATATACTTTTCAAGATAAGACCCATCATGTTGAAATTTCCATCTTCGTTGTATATTTTCAAAAATGTCAAGTTTTTTCGCATAAAGGTCGTGACAATGGGCATGGAAAACAAAAAATACAATACAGCAACTAAAATAGGTACTTGAAAATCATTGATTGCTTCGTGAGCTGTTTCTTGACGGTATTTTTTCTGTTTGTGTAATTTCAACTCCTCTTCGTTTGCTTTTTCATAATCGCGAATATAATCGGATGTTAATTTCACATTTGGGACATGGTTAGGTTTGATTTCACTGTCCTGTTGATAAGTAAGTGTATCCATCGGTATATCGCGAGAAGGAAGACTTTGTTGAGGCATATTTTCTACATTGTAGTTTTCTTGCGGTACAGTGTTTTGATTTCGCTGAGGAGAAGATTCGGGTAATGGAAGTCCTTCCGGTGTTACTTCCTGTGTTCCATACGGATTCGGATGAACATTAATGGGTTGGTAATTTAATTGTTCTTCACCACCCATTTGGGGTTGCTGAGAATATTGTGCCTGTCCCGAAATATGACCATAAAATTCATTCGATATTTGTTGGGTAGAAACGGGCAAATTTTGACTAGGTTCTTGGACTTGGGGTTTCCCTGGAACTTGAACAGATGGACGCAAATTTTGTATTCCGGATGACTGTGGTAACTCAGCAATGCTCGTCGTTGAATTTGCCATAAAAAACTATATAATAGTAAATATTTAATGTTACTATTATAATCGCATTATTCGATATCAACTATTTGTTTATTTTTATCGCACGGCATGTTATTTGTAGTATATTGAAAGCATTTTTCGCCGTGTTTGTATATTTTACCATCAATATCTCCTAAAATAGGACCTTTGAATGTCAAACAGTTCTTGTCTTTACACACTTTACGAAAAATGGTGGCTAGTCCCAATCCCAGCATAATGGATATAATGATTTTCCCTAAAGAAGAATGTAGCAATCTTTTAAAGTTCATATATATAGAGTTTCTATTTTATGATGAATCAAAATTTTTACGATTGAATCGGTATTTTTTCAATGTTCATCGGATTTCTTGGACACGAAACCTCTTTTTGCTCGAAAGCAAAACATTGGTCTGCCTTATCTCTATATAACATAAGTTCCACATTTTCTGGAGTAGGATAAATATAAATAGTACGTGTCTCGTCGGTGGTCATATAAACGATGAAAATACCAATTGCTAAACTCATTATAAAAATAGGAATACTAATATATTTTGTTAATTTTACCATTCTATAAATAAGTAGCACACTATTTATTTATGAAAATTAATGTTTTTTCGAAGAACGTTTTTTAGGGTTCTTGGACTTTTGTTTTGTATGTTTCACGTTATTCTTTTTTTTTCGAATGGTTCTTCTTTTTCCTCCTATAGTTTTCAACCACGGATCTTCTAATAAATCTTTCGCGGTTAATGTAGAATATGTATCATTAAATCGTATGTTATTTTGTTCAACTGAAACAGTGTCAAATATTCGTCTTAAAAAAACAACACATTCTTTAGAAAAACTAGTAGTGAAATTAGGCAATGTTGAGTGTTGAATTTCTTCATATGCTTTCTCGGTCGGAACTAAGACATCCGCATTGTAATTATAATAATTTCTAGGAGTTACCATTGGATTATGTGGAAACTTTGAATAAAAATACTCTCCTTTTGTTGTCATTTCATATGCCATAAAAATAAGTTTCATCAGTGTTATTCCTAAACTCCATAAATCATCCATCGGATTGGGACTGTTTAATGGGTCACTGTGTTCTAGTCCAACTCTATCGAATTTTGCGGGTGACATGTATCCAGGTGTTCCATAATGTCTAGACGACAATAGATCTTTTTCTGGTCCTTGAGACTGAACAGAAGAACCAAAATCAATTAATTTTATATCACTTATCTTTTCTGTATCATTGAACATGATATTTTCTGTTTTTAAATCCAAATGATAAATATTATGCTCATGTAAGCAACGTAGTGCTTCCAATGTTTGTTTGGTTATATTTTTTAACTGATGTTCGCTAAATGATTTTTGATTTTCATACAAATCGCTCATTTTATCAAACAAATCCATATTACATTTTTCTAAAATAGCATAAACACTTTTATTATCATAGATTCCAAAATCATGTACTTTGGCAATATAGGGGCAACCATAACCTCCTTCTTTTATCGACTTCGATATACGCGTTTGATAAACAAGACCATTTTGTTCTTGAGCAATGGTTTTTTTATTGGTTCTTTGTATTTTTAATAATCGTAATACTATTGGTGTATCATCGTCATATGTAATATCAAATACATCATTAAACGCTCCTTCGCCTAATTTGACCAACTTTTTATCTATTTTACTGACATCAATATTCAAATCTTTTAATGGTTTACACAAAAGTTTATCGCATTCATTTCTAATACAACTTGGCATCTTATCAAACTGAAAATATGTTAATTCATTATTACAGTTTGATTCCAAACTATATTTTCCTATAGTAAAATTATCCGATGTAGAACTATTTTCATTATTTTCATCTACAGATTTCTCAAAATTAACCATTTTATATATTGACTAAATATAAAATGATACAAGTATTATGCTGATTCCTCAACCTTTCCCTTCTGCGCTTGTTTTTTTGCCTTCTTTTTAGCGCGCTTCTTTTGACTAGCACTCAAAACATTTGGGTCTTTTACCTCCTTTTCTTTTTCGTTCGGTGCGTCATTAAGTAGTTCTTCCATTAAATTAGGATTGGCCGCCATATATTCATCGTATTCCTTTTGCTTACGAATACGTAACGCTTGTTCTTCGAGGGTTTTTACAACTTCTTCCTGTTTCTTTGCCAATGCTCGCGCTTTCAATCGCTCCTTCAATGTTGTCTGTTTCTGTACTTGATCCATTTTATTCGAATCGAATCGCGCGCCTTTGGGCATGTTCATTTTACCCATCATCGATTTAAGCATATCGCCCATATCCCCACCTTCTCCTCCGCCCATATTACCAAACATTTTACCAATATCTCCCATCCCACCACCTTCTCCTCCGCCCATATTACCAAACATTTTACCAATATCTCCCATCCCACCTAAACCTTTCATTTTCCCCATCATTTCATTTGCCTCATTCATCAAATCTTCCTTGGAAATTTCGCCAGATTCCATTTTACTGGTTAACTTTGTCTTTACAGTATTAATAACATTACCCATTGTTTCAGGATTTTGCATAAGTTTTGACAAAACATCCTTGGTAGATGTAACTCCTTCCATTTCTTTGCCTAACGTTTCAGCTAGATCATTTCCCATATCATCAGCCAATTCTTTTGCTAATTTTCCAATCTTTCCATTAAAGAGTGTTTGTAAATGATCATGGAGATCATCCATCTTGGGAATGTTTGGCATTTTTTGTGAATCAGACTCTTCGTCTCCTTCCCCTTGCTCCTCAGTTTTTGTCTTTTTATTTTCCTCGAAGAAATTGGTAATATTTCCTAAAACACCTTCTAATTGTTGCTGAAGTTCATCTACATTCAAATCGTTAAACATTTTCATTGCGTCGCCGAAATTAAATTTGTCCTGCATCGATTTCACTACAATTAATAGGACAATTTGTAAATACTTCCAAATCGATTCACGAATTTTATCACTCACTCCTTCGCCATGAAACAATATCTTAAAATCAACGCCAGGTAGAAATTCCACACTTATAGATCCATTTTCATCAAATATGTCTGTCTTTTGGTTTAAAATATCAAAAAAACGTTCAGGATACACCTTCAAACAATGTTCAAACAATTGTTGAATTTCATCCTCATTTGTATCTAAGTCACTCCATTTTTTCCATAAATGAGCATATTCAGGGAAGGTGGGAGTTAAATCATTGGTAAAATCAACAATGGAACTTCGAAATTCATCACTAAACTTGGGGATCTGATTCTCTTGGACCATAATAATTTATGATAATATAAAGATTGTATAATTTAAACCCTTTTTCGCAATTATAAGTTTTTTCTCCATATAACCATATAAACCTGGTTTTACAATGAATATGTAAATGTGGTTACAAGGTGGATTATTATTACTATTGTTTGTAGGATCATGTTCCATCACTAATTATAACGACCGTACAAATGAACCACTTGAATTCCATCACAATTTTTGCGAATCCAGGTTACAAAACAATGAACCTCCTGAAATATACAATGCTTTCACTTCATTGGCAATAAGTGTTGTACCCTTTATTGCAGGATTTCCAAAATACCAACCTTTTACAAACGTTGCGTATGGTCTTATATTGAATGGTTTTGGAAGTTGCTATTATCATTATTATTTAACATGGTTAGGAAAACAAGCCGACGAGATTTCAATGATATTATGTAACTATTTTGGATTATGCGGACTTATTCAATTATACTATCCTAAAGGAAAACGAAAAAAATACCATTTTTGGAATTTAATATATATGTACGGATTTTTCGTAATAAATAGTGTTATTCGATTTGATGAATATTTCCCTCTATTATTTGGACTCTATCTAATACCCACTATTTACTACATTCGAAAAATAGCACTGGTACATCAATCGCATTATAGGCGTTATTTGGCATTGTCTTCTCTCGGCGCGTCTTGCTGGATTATTTCTGAAGTATATTGCAATGAATATACTGTATTTGGTCATGTAATATGGCATTTTTGTTTTCCATTAGGATTCTATCGTATTTTAATATTATATGACAATCTTTACCATAAATTACATAGTTATAATTTAGCATCAAATCTGTAAATATCATATACATTTAACCCGCTTTGTATTCAATGCTCTTCTTCCGCTTGATATATGTGTTGTGTGAAAATCGTCAAAACTTCTCTTTGTGATTCCTCCATCATGATTGATGTATGTAAGACTTCGCATATTAAAGTCTTTCATTTTCATGAAACAATCAATACATGGTGCTGAGCACGCTAATTCTCCATTGGTGGTCACTCTTGCAATATATAAACTTATTTTCTTTTTTATATTTTGTTTTAAACATTTCCGAAGCACGTCCATTTCAGCATGGCAGGAACAACTCTTTTCAATCATACCATCTTTCGAAAATGTTCGATAGTTATTATAACCGCGCGCAACTACTTTTCCCGATACTACAGCCACACAACCAAGTCTTGCTCGTAAATCAGACTTCTCTGCTTCTAGAACCGCAATAGACATATGATTTGCGTCATTATTGGTATATTTTGTCATATTTGATTTTATTCTTTATATTCATTTGTAAATGAATATAAATTCAATTTTATGTGGGATTACGCATATTTTCGAGTAGAACCGCGTTATAATGACTACATCTGTCACACAATATATTTTGTATTTCTTCACAATAATTCAGATCTTTATCATAATATATTTTTTCACAACGACTGCATTTGTCTATATCATATGTATTGCAGTCTTGACACAAAATATAATCCATATCGTCTTTATGAAACCAAGATAATGGCAATACTTTTCTACATATATCACATTCTCTCATATTATTACAATCAAAACATAACAGATTATTCACATTAAACCAATCTGTTTTTAAGTTACTAATATGGAATATATTTTTACATGTTGAACATGGATACATGAACATTTTTGAATCATTCATATACTATATATTATTTAAATAAATGTAAAAAATTATTCAACGAATTATGATTATCCCCTAATTCTAAATTCAATTCTGTAATGTCCATATTTACCATTTTATTGCTATTCATAATATTACGCAGTACCTTTTTCATTGGTTTCAATAATATTCCATTTTCAACAGGTGTTCCCGTTGATGACATAATGGATGGATCCATGCAATCAACATCGAAAGATAAATGAAATGGATCATTATTAACAAAATCTTGTATAGTACGTATCACCTTGAATGGATTGCGATTGACTTCTTCACTGGTAATTTGTTCTATATTACATGTATCCAATATGCTCTGTTCATAATGATCAATATCACGTAATCCTACATAAAGAAGGTTTTTAAAGGGAAGTGTATTTTGTATAAACGAAAAACCTTCATAAGAATCCAATCCTGTCAAAAACCCTAAAGGCATACCATGAACATTCTGTGTTTCTGAACTATAACTCGTATTTATATCGGGATGTGCGTCAAACCAAACCACCTTTGAATCCGGATATTTGTTTAAAGTATATGCTACTGTTGCTATGGACATAGAATGATCTCCACCAATATTGATTCGTTGTCCAAATGTTTTTTGGTTTTTCTTGTACAAACGATCCAAATTATATTCTAAACTACCATTACAAACGACAGTCGTGGTGTTTTTCAATTTCATGAACTCTTTCAATAAAATGGGACTATGTTCTACACCATGTTTGAGTTGTCCTAACATATTAGGAAACAAAATATATTTCATTGTTATAAAAACAAAACAAAAACATTTTAAGTTGTTTTATTTTTATTTTTCGTAAATGATTGTTTTACGTATTTGTTATAAATTGTTACAACAAATATTATCGTTTTTTTAAATATATTATATTGTTAATATTCCTATCAAATGTTGGACATAACCTTTTACACCATTCTATTTCTCGTTGTGTTAGATACGTAATTGGCATTATTGATTGCGGTTTTGATATTTTGTTTTGAGTGTTTTTTGTTTGTAATTTTGCTTTATATTTCAATAATGCTTGTGATGACTCCATTTTGTTAATATAAGACGTTTAATTGTATGATATAAAATATATATTAGCAAAAAAAACGTTCAATTTTATGACAAATATGGTGAGACAAACGGTATCTACCTTTCTCTCCTGTCGTCTGCCCTATCTTGCCACACGTCTCTTATATCTTCTCCATTATCCATTAGATAATATGAAACTGGGTGTGGATCGACTGGGTCTTTACTACAATAATCACGACAAAACGGACACAAATTATTCTTTCTTATTATTTTATCCAAACATTCTTTACATGTTTGATGTTTGTTTTCGCAACCAGTATCGATAAACTCCTTTTTATGTTGCATGCAGATAGCACAATATTGAAAACCCAAATCTTCCTTACATACAGGACATTCTGTTATATCATCGCTACATTCCGAACATAATTTATGTTTTGATTTACAGTCGAAATTTGTAACCATATTCATGTTTTCACAACGAGAACATTTTTTATAATTCTTGTAAATATGATTGGTGATTTCATTTATTTTATTAAGAATATACTCGATCGTAACTGTAATGCCTAATTCAACACATTTTTGTTCTTCACATTTTTCCTCTGCTATACTAAACATTCGAAAGAATGCTAACCGTTTTTCTGCGTTTTCAGGAGTAACTTTATCTACGAGCGTTATTGTCTTTGCTTGTTGCCATCGTACATACGCATCATCTTGTATTTTTTGATATTCTAATATTAATGATGTTATATTATTTTTCACATTTGTTATATGATTCAAATATTTACAAAATTTGTTTTTAAGATTTTTCAGTTTCGTTCTATTGAAAATAGTATGAATATTTACATCATAATACAAATATAGAATACGATTGTCTTGGTCATAAGGGAAACGCAAATCAGGATTTTGTTTCATTTTAAATTTGAAAGTTAATGATACATTATTATTGCTCCAAAAAAATAATACGTATAAATCAATTTTTTATTTAAATGTCTAAAACCGAATTTGAGTATATCATCCATAAAATCACAATATGTTCCAAACCATATTGGAAATAAAATATATTTCATAACGATAAAACAAAACAAATTATACTATTTATTTTGTTTTATTTCGGTCGTCTATTTACAGATCAAAATCCATCATATAACGAAGCACTAATGTAAAGACTACCGCATGCAACAAAATTCCTCCCATAGTAGGACATCCATTCGACGAAGCAATTTTTCCAAAAAGTTTACTAAATAATTGATTCGTTAATTTGTAGGTAAAAGGATTTACAACCAAAAGAAAAACAAAAGTTGTGTAAAGTGTGTAACGCCATTTATCCGCATTTTTGGAAGACTTGTTACAAGAACAACTTCCAGAAGAACAATCTTTGCGTTTTGAACAACTCATACTATATAATATAGTATAGAAAAAATTCAATATTCAGAACACTGGCAATATTATCTTAGTTATTCAATATTTTAACAGCGCCAATGTTTTCCACAATCCAAACAGGTGACAAAGATAGTGGATGGTTCATCAGCACTTCTTGTCTGCATTTCATAATATGTACATCGACTAGATTTACATTTACGACATGTATACATATTTGTAGATGCTTGATTATTATCCTGGTATTTAGAAGCATCACGTATCATTTTCTTTTCAATGAGAGTACGCCATTTATCAGGTTTATATTCATGATGGGTCATAAAAGCTAGTTGTTTGGGTTCAATTTCACCATTTCGAACCATTTTCATCAAATCTTCGTTTTTCAAATTCATATAAATCGAACGAAGACGATCCATGTACAAGGACACAAACTGAGGATTTTCCCATTTTTTGACAATCTTTTTTCGCGTTGCTTCTTGAATAGCATAATTAAACACTCCCTTTTCTAGGTTTATCGCATCAGTCTCACCTAAACTTAACAGTGGATGGAACTTTTTGCAAATATTTTCGCGAAATACATTCGAATTTGTTATTTTATTCATTATAAACGTTGTTTTATAATGAATTAATAGTCATTGTATTTAAATCAATTTTGTATTTACACATATTCTTCTTCACTTAATTCACTTTCGCAATTTAAAAATTCATCTTCTACCGCATTCTGTATAGATATAAATACATTTTTTGTTGTTTTTTTTGCGTTTCTCTTTGGTTGAACTCTTTTGGGGGGACTCACTGCTTCCTCATCATCTTCCTCATCATCTTCCTCATCATCTTCCTCATCGTCTTCCACTTCTTCGACGTCATCATCGTCTTCCACTTCTTCTTCGACGTCATCATCATCTTCTTCTTCCTCCTCATCTTCTTCCTCATCATCACCCACTACAAACCCGTCTTTAGCATACCCTTCTTTTGTTTGAGGTAAATCGGCATCTTCATCATCTTCTTCGGCATCTTCTTCGCTATCTTCGTCGCCAACATCTTCAAATCCACCAAATAAACTCTCATATATTTCTTTCCATGATTTAACAGTCAAATCAACTTCCTTGTTTTTCTTTTTCATAAGTAAAAGACATGATCCGAAAAACAATGTGTTGTCAGAAGGCGGTGGCATATCATATTTATTTTCTTGTCCAGCTCGTCCCTCAGTTTTTCCATACAAATAAACCTCCATGTTTTCTTGTTTCCAACATGTGTGTGCCTTAAACCCGTTACTGTTTTTAAATCCTGCTTTTTTACACAAAAATTCGCTATCATATTGCTTGATATTTACCTCTTTTAGAGAACCATTTTTTTCAACAATGACTATTTGAACCATACTTATTGTTGTATTTAGGGATTGTGTTTATATATTTTTGTTATATTATTTAACTCAATGTCTAATAATTTTGTTATAATAATATATAATGCCAAATAGTAAAAAATCTATTTATAATCCAACAAAAGGAAGGAATGTTTCTCAGAAAAAATTATACAAATTACCAAATCATATGAATGGACAGAAAGGTGGTGGAATTATGGATAGTATATCCTCTTTTTTAAAAGGAGGAGAAATTCCGGGAGAACCTGCTGTTGACGGAGAAGGTAATGTTGAGTCTTTTGATAATGATGCACGTAAAGATTCATCCGAAACATCGGACTCTATGGAAGAGGAAACATCCAATTCCATGGAGATTGAAACACCCAAGGAAGAGGAAACACCCAAGGAAGAGGAAACATCCAATTCCATGGAGGTTGAAACACCCAAGGAAGAAAAAGGACTATTCGAGGGAATTGGTGAAACTGTGTCTAAGTCACTTTCGGATACAACCAGTGAAATCAAGGATTATGTTACACAACCTACAACAGAAGAGAGTAGCAATTTTGATGATGACTCAGTTGGTATGGAATCCGAATCTTTAACTACACTTCAAATTCCAAGTGAGGATGTTTTAGTCGAAAATAAAGAGTTGCGCAACAAAGTCAATGAACTTCAAGATAAAATAGATCAACTGCAAGAAGAGATAAAGGAGTTACTAAAATCACAACTCGTCGTAAATAACAATAGTAGTTCAAGTGAAACAATGACCCCATATAACGGAAATACCACTTTTGAATCACCAGAACATAGAGAAAACAATATGTTACCCTTTTCACCAAGTCCAATCGAAAGAACTGATTCAAGTAATCATAACATGGATGTAGGATCTTTTACACCCGATTCAACTATGAGTGAAAATAATACTACACGTGAAGAAGAGACAAATACTGGGGGAACAAAAAAATATCGCAAAAAACAGAGAAAAACGAAACGAAAACGTAATAAAAAGGTCACCTTTCAACAATAAGTTTATATAAGAAAATAGAATTCTGTTTTTCTTATATAATGTCCTATTTATTCACCATAATTATATGTTTTTTGATTATATATTTAGTCGATCAATTAATTAAATATTTACGTGATATTTATACTACAAAAAAAACAAAAGATATTATTGGTCACCAAATAAAAAAATATCAACACTTGATGGATGATTTTCACAATCAACATCACAATGACATCGAAACAAATGTAAATACCGACACTATTAAATTAACCAATTCGGATTTAATTGCGATGAATGAGGAACTCAATTCTATGATCACAGAGGATATGATATAAATTATTGACCCGGTACGTCATCATAAATATATTTTAAATGTATTTAAAGACTTGTCCATAGAGTATATACACAATGAACTTTCCTACTTTGACATTCCAACAAACCAATGATATTCTTGATCGACTCCCACAATTTGAACTTTCCTATGAAACGATTTCACATAAGAAAGTTTCCGAACAATATGACGTTACTTTTGCGATTCCATATGGAAAAAAAGTAATGTTGTGGCATACCTTCTTTAAAAATAAAGATGTGTGCTTATTACTCGAAGTAGGGAAAAATAAAAAAATTGTATCTATTAAAATGATTCATGATAATATTCCTCAATCTTTAGCATACGGTACTTTGTTGTACGGGTGTTTGTGTGAAATACCTGATGTACGCGAATTTTTTGTGATCGAAGATTTATTATACTATCAAGGTATTCCCACATACAAACAACCTTTTCAAGAAAAATATGGATTTTTAATGGAACTATTACAAAATAACGAATCCTTGTTTCATAAAAACGAAAAACTCCCGGTTATTATGCCAGTATTTTGGAACCTTTGTGACGAACAAAACACAATTCCCAGTGAATATAAACCGATTATTCCTTATAATATCCATCATTTACAACATCGTTCGAATAGTCGCATTGTGCCCTATGTAAATTTTCCATGGTCGAAGAACATACTCCCTAATTTTTCCAAACAGGATCCGGAAATTCCACCCAGTTTGCTTTTTATTCCGCCACAACTTCCTCGATTTCATTATTCTAAACCCCAATACAAAGAAAATACCATTTTTGAAGTCAGAGCCGATCTACAAAATGATATTTATCATTTATACGCATTTGGTAAAGGTTCTGAACGCGTTTATTGTGGTATTGCGTATATTAAAAATTACAAGACGAGTTTTATGATGAATTCTATTTTTAGAAATATCAAAGAAAATCGCAATTTAGACGCATTGGAAGAAAGTGACGACGAAGACGATTTTGAAGATATGCGAATTGACAAATATGTGGATCTTGATAAAACACTTGCGTTTGAGTGTGTATTTTCACATAAATTTAAACGTTGGTGTCCAATTCGTGAAATACAAGGACGCGGTCAAATTATCCATATTCGACAATTATAATCTTCCTATTTTATATATGACAGAGTTACAATCTACAGAAAAAGTATTACCTCCTTATACAAATCCTGATTTGGATCCCAAACAAATGGCACTCGCAAGTGGAACCAATAATCCTACCACGTTCCCTAGTGTGTATGGAGGAAAAAGACGAACTATTCGCCGTAGAAAATGGAGCACAAAATATAAGCGGTCTATTCATTGTCGAAAACCTCGAGGTTTTTCTCAAAAACAACATTGTAAATATGGACGCAGAAAACGTAAAACGAAGAATCGTCGTGCGAAGCGTTAATCATAGTTTAGTTAAAACAAAATTGAATACATATAAATAGTAAATATGTATTCAATAAAATCATGAGTGATCTAAGTAAATTTACCAAAAAGGAGTTGTTGGATAAGTGCAAGGAGCACAATATCCTGAAATGTTCTTCCAAAACCAAACCGCAGTTAATCGAATTGCTTTCTAGTTTTGTTGTTCTAGAACCAGAAAAACCGATTGTTCCTTTACCGATTCCCAAAGATGCTAAATTCAAATTTATTGATTTGTTTTGCGGCGTAGGAGGGTTTCATCAAGCACTCAATCGATTGGGAGGACATTGCGTATTTGCCAGCGATATTGACGAACATTGTCGCAATATTTATGCGAAAAATTATGGATTGAAACCACATGGTGATATTACCAAAGTAGATCCGAAATCTATACCTGATTTTGATATTTTGACCGGTGGATTTCCTTGTCAGAGTTTCTCCAATTCGGGAAAGAAAGGGGGATTTGGTGACAAACGTGGTCAATTATACGAAAATATTTTGGATATTGCTGCTGAGAAAAAACCGTCCTTTATGTTTTTAGAAAATGTAAAACATATTAAAAAAATCGACAATGGCGAAGTCTTCAAACATATTGTTGGATGTATTCAAAACACCGGATATCACGTGGAAACATTTGAATTAAGTCCTCATCAATTAGGCGTTCCTCAACAACGCGAACGTGTGATTTTCGTATGTATTCGCAATGATTTATATGACAAAACCAAAGAATTGGATATGACCCCTCCAGAATGTCCGATTGATGTCAGTAAAATTATCGAAACAGATCAGGAAAAGACCAAAAAATACAAGATCAGTGCTGAACACGAAGAAATATTGACTATTTGGGATGAAATGGTCAAAGAATTTGAAGTTGGACAATCCATGAGTCCTACTATTTTATGTAATGAATTCAATAGTAACTATAGTGTAGAAGCATTTGCCAAATTGCCACAATGGAAACAAGATTATATTACCAAAAACAAACCTCTTTATCAGAAATACAAGGTCCTATGGGATAATTGGTACGAAAAATATAAAACCAAATTGTCTAAACGTGAAATTTATGGCAAGTTGGAATGGCAAGCAGGACCTAAAAAAGAAAATGATTCCATATTCAATCATTTCATCCAATTGCGACAATCCGGTATTCGCGTGAAAAAGAGTAAATATTTTCCCACATTGGTCGCTATTGTCCAAACACCGATTTATGCCAAAGAACGCAGACATATTACTCCTCGCGAGTGTGCTCGTCTTCAATCTTTCCCTGATAGTTTCCAATTACACGAAAGTGACCAAATCGCGTACAAACAGTTTGGTAACGCGGTCAATGTTGATGTGGTTCATTTTGTCATGAGTCGTGTATTAAAAATATACAATTATGCATAATTTTAACAAAAATAATTATTCCGCGGCAATGGATGGTATTTTACTTTGGAGATATTTTTTTATTTTCAAGACTTCCTTCTGGTGTTATATGAGGATCATAATGCGTTTGGAATTGAGGGGCGCCCGACCAGGCATTTCCTTTGAAACGAATTTCAATGCGGTATTTGTTGCCATTGACCACTAATTTATAAAACATCTTGGCTGCTTTACGGCGTCGGTTTTTATCATCGTAATAATACTTTTCGTGTTCATAAAACTCTGTTTTATCACCACTTGATACATCCAATTTTTCAATGGTTGAACCGTCAAATTCATAGAGTTTGTATGGCAAATTTGTAGGGAACAAATTTCGAACGAGTTCATTTTTAATAGCATCACGGTTGTTATCTATGTGCTCTTTTAGGGCATTCCAGTACAAATTTGTTCGCTCCAAACTATCGTAAAATATTTCATTTGCTTTGTCACGATTATCTTTTAAATTTTTGTTATCAATACCATGTGATTTTAACACTTCTTTCCGTTTATCCGAAATCTCTTTTTTGAAATTTTTCTTTAAAAGAGCATCGCTAATCAATTCGCCTAACATTTTCTCTACAGAGAAATTGGTTTTTGTACATGCTTTGTCTTGTTTAATACTAAATCCAATGATTTCTTTATCCGTTTCTATATATACATCAGACTTGGCTTGTTTTGTGTCAAAACCCTTGTTTAAATCCTTTAATTTTTGCGTAGTAAGAGTTTTTCCTTCTAAATATACATGTTTCACTTCATCATTTACTATATCAGAAAATGCGGAATTGAAATTACGAATATATTGATCTACTACTTTTGGTTTTCGTGACTCCACATCCTTCTTGTATTTTTCAAAATCAGGTTCGCTACATCCGAGTAACTTACCATTGTATTTCGCAAAAGTAGCCTCCATTATATCACTTTTATTTCCAATAGAGGAATCACAAGCACACAGAGCAAATATAAGTTCGAATCCATTGTTTTCCACATCTTTACGACATTTCTGAGGACTCTCTTGTTTCGTATCTTCGACACTTATTTTTGCTTGTTCGGCAAATGTTTCCGCAACTTCATCTGCTTCACTTTTGGTAGTCATTTTATTTACAGCACTATTTATAGTGGGTAATGTCATAATTGGACTTTTTTCTAAATCAGAAGTAATTGTCTTCTTTTTCGTTTTTCTGATAGATGGACTTCCTCCTTTTCTTTTTGTATGCATTAAAAAATAATATACATTATGATGATATTTCAATTTTGTTAATAAACTAGGAATCCTCGCTCAAATCCAAATCTGAAATTGAAATGAGACATTTCTTTTTCAATACTGGATTTCCACCTGTACATTCATCATCATCTTTTTTATTCCATTTCTTTGGATCAAACAATTTTGTCCATGTTTTATCATTTTCCCAATCCAAACTCATGGTTTTATATCGAATAGAATCAATGCCAATAATTCGATAATTACATTTTCGATAAAATGTTTTGCGCAGTTTCCATTGTTTCTGAAATACATCATGATGATCCACAATATCCACTACAATGGGATTGTCATGACGCATACGTAAAATACGTCCGACTGATTGTGTAATATCCGTTTTTGGGGTTGCCATCACTAAAATAGACAATGATTTAATATCAAGTGCTTCAGCTGCCATCGCATATGTTGCCAATACGATTTGTTTTCCCTCTGTTTCTTGTAAATCGCATTGCTTCATACCTCCCACGTAATATCCTACACTCGCAAATCCTTTATGCGAAATTGATTCATAAAAGTATTTCAATAATGAACGTGTGTGTGCTAGAACCATGATCTGTGCGTTTTCTCCCTTTCCACGACTTTCATCCACCAAATCCTGAATTGCTTTTACGATAAAATCGCTTCGCGGACCAAAATTACCCAATTTTGAAATCATTGTGCTGTATTTTGTTTGTCCTTTAAAATCATATTCTGTCTCATTGAATTCTGGATCTGAACTGATATATTCCATCGAACGCACACAAACTGGATCTTCATCTTTGCGTTGCTCAGTGTAAATCTTCGGTCCAATAAACATATATAATACAGTTGTTAATTTATCTTTACGATCTACTGTTGCTGATATACCTAACATATTTGGACTGGCAACCCGCAACAATGTTTTGGAAAATTGCTCACTTCCTATGCGATGAACTTCGTCTATAATGGTCAAACCAAAACAATCAAACGCATTCTCTGGAAGTGCGCGATCATATAGCGTTTGTAACATACCAATCACAATATCTTTTCCTTGAACGTCGAAAATCGGTCCTTGTATTTTACCGACTTTAGCACCAGGCAAGAATTCTTCAATGCGTTCAATCCACTGATTCATTAAGAATTCTTTATGAACAATAATTAACGTTTTCTTTTGTACATTGGATACGATTTTAAGTGCCATAACTGTTTTTCCTCGTCCACACGGAACCTCGAGTATGCCACCATTTCCATTTTGTTCAGACCCACAGCATATCGGGTTGTCTATATGTTTCATATAGACGTCAATAATTTTGTCTTGGTAGTCGCGCAGTAATTTAGGGAATTCCAATGAAATATTCTCTCCTTTTGTTATTTCCGATCTATTCGGGAGTCCATAACGTTCCGTTCCGAAAAATCTGGGAATATATATTTTTTTATCGTTTTCGCGATATACAGGAAATGAACCTTCGTCTGTAGGTGGCCCGTAACTAACACCTGGAGTGATGGGTTTTACATTCAATTCATCATATAACGATTCCAAATCTGTCGGTTCTAATAAACTTTTTGGTATAGTATATCCTTTTTTCCCCAGATATGCTCCGTTGCGCACTATTTCTTTATAAGAATCTGAAGGTTCGTATTTTGTTTTTATATTCGCCTTGTTTTTTTTGAACATCATTTTTCTTTTCCATTGTAACGACATTTAGTTAATTGTACCTATTACTTTGTGTTTATACATTTTTCAATTTTGTTCTTTATTATTTACTAGGAAAATATCCAGGTATTCTATATAATGAAATTCAATTCCATGTTGAAAAAGGTAAAACCTGTTGAAATTCTAGTTTTTATAGTATTTGCTTTATATCTAGTTTTTCCTATAACTACCCCTGGCACCTTGTCTCCTTATATTGAGTCCCCTATTGGACTCCTGGTGCTATTTTGTGCTATGGTTGCTATGTTTGTTTATAGCAGTCCTGTTTTAGCAGTATTGTTTGTGTTTGTAGCATATACTTTGTTAAGACGCAGTGCTACTGTTCGTAATAAGACTCACTATATTCAGAAAACAAAAGAATCCGGCGAGAAAAAACGTGATGTACAGAAACAGGTTGATAAAGCCACCCCTCCTACAGAAACTCCTCGCACTGTTGACATTCAGATTAAGGACGAACCAACTTTAGAAGAAATTGTTGTCCAAGAACGCGCCCCGATTGGTCGTAGCGAACCTGTCAATTTTCTTCACAGTTCTTACAAACCCGTATCCACCAACGTTACTGGGAGCGCCAGTTTTTAATACCAATGATCATTAGGTAAAATAATAACTTTTCTATATGTTATTACTTTATAATGAAAAACCTATTAGTCACCGGAGGTTGTGGATTTATTGGATCGAATTTCATTAATTATATTTTCAAGCAAGACAAATACAATATTATCAATGTAGATGCCCTTTATTATTGCGCAAATAAAGAGAATATTTTACCCGAAATTCGATACTCAGATTGTTATAAATTCATAAAAGGCAATTTGACAAACAAAGATTTCTTGGAACATATTTTAGAAACATATCAAGTCCAAGAGGTCATTCATTTTGCCGCACAATCCCATGTTGAAAATTCATTCGAGGATTCGCTTCAATATAGTCAAGACAATATTTTAGGTACGCATATTTTATTGGAATGTTGTCGTAAATATGGAAATATTGAAAAATTTATCCACGTTTCTACTGACGAAGTCTATGGCGAGTCTTTCTTGGAAATGAATGAACAAAAAAAAACTGAACAGTCTATTTTATGTCCTACAAATCCATATGCGGCGACCAAAGCAGGTGCCGAATTAATCGCACAATCTTATTTTCATTCTTTTAAAATGCCCATTATTATTACACGTGGCAATAATGTATATGGACCGAATCAGTATCCTGAAAAATTAATCCCTAAATTTATTAAAATGCTACAAAATAGCGAAAAAGTCACGATTCAAGGAGATGGTAGTTGCGTACGTGCGTTTTTACATTCGTATGATGCGGCCAGGGCGTTCGAAACCATCCTTGAAAAGGGGAAAATCGGGGAAATTTACAATATTGGTTGCGATGAACATATGGAATATAGTGTATTTGAAATTGCTAAATTTTTAATTAAACATATCAAACATACAACCCAATATGGAGAACATATTACTTATATCCAAGATCGCCCTTTTAACGACAAGCGATATTATATTAGTAATCAAAAGGTCAAGGATTTAGGATGGGACGTTTCTATAAAATTTGAGGATGGTTGTAAAGAGTTATTGTGTGATCAAGAATCCAAAGAAGGAGAGTCCAAGAATATTATTGCCGAACTAGAGGCATCTTTAGAACACTAAGTAGTTTGGTCATTTTTTCATATTATTATATGCTCTAACATATAATCATCATGTTTGTATATTTTTTACTTTGTACAGATGGTTCAACTTACATTGGCGCTACTGTGGATTTAAATCGACGATTACGACAACACAACAAAGAGATCAAGGGAGGGGCACACGCAACGGGCATGAAAGTTGCGTCCGGTCATACATGGTGTCGTGTTTGTCACGTGTCTGGATTTCCCGATTGGAAAGCAACTTTACAATTTGAATGGAGATGGAAACAAATTTCTCGTACATTGTCCAAGACGCTTAAACCACTTGAACGACGAATTATGGCACTTCAGCGATTATTGTCTCTTGAACGATCAACTACAAAAGCAATCGCATATAGCGAATGGGAGCAGAAACCTCATCTTCATATGGAACAATATGTAGATATATTTTCGGTGTATTTTCAAGATAGCGAAGAAGCGTCATATATATTAGTATAAATGGTTGGTCATTTATGCGTCTTTTTGACTTTTTTGGATTTCATCGATTGGCCAGTCTTTTGAGAAAGCCCTCTTGGATTCGATGATCAAATAAGATACTATTATGATGATTGATATAACGATTCCATATAAAAGATATTCGCCGTAATTTGGATAGACAGTTGGGTCACCAAATACGCCAATGTACAACATGTAACCCGCGATTATTCCAAGACATCCTACTATTATTTGATTGGCCCTCTTCATAGAAGATCGTTGTTCATTGGGTTCCACTGTCTCCGTAAAGGAGAATATGAATTCCAATAAGAAAATATAACCAACCGGAATTATATTAAAACATACAACCGCAAGCAATATAAACACAACAAACATCAACATCGTTTTCAAAGAATTATTGGCAGCACTATCTTGTACTAATCCGCTACTGACAGGAAGACTATATGCGGCAACCTCGTCTGAATCAATTGGAACGTAATCACATTCCATCCATTCTCCGGGAACGGGTGCTCCAAGAATATTGTAATCGTCTGGTTGAATATTAAACAATTCGAGGTTGTTTTCTAACTCTAATACATTCATGGAAATAATATTTAAAGCGCGTCCATAAACAATAACAGTTGCATTATTTCCTAAATTGCTAGTGTATTCAATATACTTTGTATCCGGAATTGTTTCACGATAGATGTCGTCGTTCAATGTAACTGTCATTTGTCTTACATTGTCTGTCGTTGCGCGAACAATACTATCTATCGCACCGCGTTGAGGACCCGGATTCACCACATTCAATGGGAAACACATAAACAATACTTTGTCACCATTCGCATTTACATTGCGAATAATTAACTGCGCATTTGATTCAACGCCATTAATGATATTCATTTTTGTGTCATTGGAATTACTCACTATCCAAAGTTTGTTTGCTTTATATTCAATGGTATTACCGTTTTCTGTATATGTAATATTTGATGATGATGAAACGGCACAATCCGATGTAATATATTGGTTTATTCCATCTCTAAATATAGAGGTAAGTCCAAGAGGCAAATAGTTAATTACAACATTTTTACCCGTATCAACCGTTTTATTTAAATCAAATCCAGACATATCTTTTATTTGTATAATAAGTTGTCACAAATTATTCATCGAATATTGTTGTATTGTTTGATTGAATACAACAATGTTCTAAACTCTTGGTTTATACGGAAGAATACGAAGTTATTCTATCACTTGAATAAATGGTTCCATAAACAGTTCTTTTGGTGGGTTCTGTTTTTCACTATCCTCATCAACTATTTTTTCGATCAGAATAACGCTATCTGCTTTTCCGTCGATTTCATCATTTCCAAATAATCCTAATTCTGGTTGTTGTAAAATGGTTTGTAAATTATCTATAACGTTACGTATTATTTCTTGATCGTCATGGACAATCGATTGATCAAACTCAAAGGCATTGGGTTCAGTTTCTTTTCCTCTTCCGGTGTCTAATCCTTGTTCTGATCCTTGTTCTGATCCTTGTTCTGATCCTGGTTCTAATCCTTGTTCTGATCCTTGTTCTAATCCTTGTTCTAATCCTTGTTCTAATCCTTGTTCTAATCCTTGTCCTGTTTCATTACTATCTGGTCTTGGTAGAGTTACTGGTCCAGGTAGAGGTAACGGAACTGGTTCCGTCTTACCATGTTTTTCTCTATCATACATCACTATTGAGTCAGGTGGCATTTCCAAAATGCGTGCTATTAATTCGGGTATTTTTTTTACCTTTTTTATCTTATTACTCTTCCTAAATCCGAATAACCCTCGTTTCTCTTTCTCTGACTGTGCGTTATCATTGTTTTCTGGAGTGGGTGTTTTTGTTCGAAAAAAGTTCATCTATATTATTTATTCATTTTATTAGTATGGAATGTATTTATAGAGAACGTTTTCGTAAATAGTTGCCCGAAAGGTATCCTTATATCCTTCTACAAATACTACATCTCCATTAAATATTTCATCACAACCTAAATCGGAAGTACAACTTCTACCTTTTACACTGACGGGCAATTTGGTATGAATATTCCCAGCATTATTTGTCATAGTATAATATTGATATTTATCGCGACCACTAGAAGAACGACGCCCCATAAGTGGCAAAATTAAATCATCTCCACTATTTTCTCTAGTTAAAATGCCCATTTGACTGTAATTTTGTTCCGGACCTCGTGTTTGAACATTAATCGCAAGACCACCTTCTTGTTTCAATGGAGGATTATGCAAACTTTCCAATGGTTGATTACGAGCAGAAACAGGTGCTAAAGTATCAGGTGCGATTTCTGAAATAGTGGGTGCCATTAAAATAACGGGTTGGCTAAACGATGTATTACTTGTTCGAATCGACGGTTTCACGATATTTGTATAATACATATAGATCACGGTAATAATCAGTACAAACAACAGAAACATGGTCATATTTTCCATACAAAATAGACCAGGAATACATTTTTTGGTAGAAATGCGCGGCATTGTATATATTAGTTATATACAATACTTTTATGACAAGTTATTCGGTATAGGAGGAAGGAGCAAAAGCACTTGAAAAGGGAGGTGATGCCTTTTGAGGAGGCGGTGGCGACGATCCCCAAAATCCAGGTTCCCAATCATGTCCAGCAGTATGTCGTTTATTGAACCAAGCACCCCACCTTTCACTCGGTATAATAGTAGTAAATATGTGATTCATACCCGATAATATTTGATCACCAGAACAATTCAACAATTGTCCCCATTCAGCAAATGTTTTGTAAATAGTAATTCGCTTATTGCCAATTTTCCATTTTCCTTCACACCGATAACATTTTCGTATGACTGAATCTGGCCATTTTATTAAATGAAAACCGGATAGAGCATAAAATAAGGCATCTAATGGTAGCATAAAAAACTCCCAAATCATCTTTACTAATGGTGCAAGATCGATACCAAAAATAGCATTTATCAACATAAGGGGCAATTCAATGAAAATACCATACAACATACCAAATACTAAATCCACGATGTAATATCGCGTACAACTACCATTTAAGAAATTTTTAAATTTATACCAACTGCATGATGCCATAACATCCAACACGGTACCTGTGTTTTGAAATCCAGTAGCAAATTCAAGTCCAGCACAATCTAAATGTGCCCCAAACGCATTTATCCACGATTTTCCACCAATAATCATCATCATAATCATTGCTAATACCATTGAAACTCCTAATACAAAGAGTATGGTTTGCATGATCGTAGAAAACATTACTAACCCAACCGCAAATACCTGTATAATTGCGGCAGCCATTTGTAACCCTATTAGCAATATATTCATTATTGCACTAAAAATACTTTGAATCATTCCAATAATATTTAACCCTGCGTTTAAACCATCCGCAATACTCTGAACCGCATTAAGTACTGGATCGACTACGTCAAAACCCTCTATTGTATTGTTATTATATGCAAATCCTTCTTTCATATTGAATATTATAAAAATGTATATATTACTATTTTATAATATATCTATTTTTTGAGACACATAATTAGTTATTCGTTGCTTGCAAAATGTCCTTAAATTCATTCACTAAAGGTGATATATTCATTAACTGATCGACCAATTTCATTTGAACATTGAAAATTTTTTCGACTTCACCTCTCTGTTTTTCATTGACAATGCGATTTGAGTGTTTCATTGCTAAAGAAAGTTTATCTTTTGCTAATTCTAATTGACTCGTATTAATTGATTTATCCAATTGTGTAAGCATAGACGACGAAGTAACACCTTTGATCAATTTATCGATTGTTTGATCACGTACTTCCGGATTTTGATTTAATTCGGTTTTTTCTAAATTCATATTTTTGATCTCATCTTGAACTTTCGTGTCAATATTGTCTATATTAATATTATTCAATTGTTGTTTTATTTCCTCTTCATTTGGTTCTTCGTTATCTGCCGACGGAGAAGTAATATGATCCGTTAAACTATCCACATCTAGACCAGCAAATCCTTCTTTACCTGAGATTTCGGTACCAAGTCTTATTAAATTGGTAACTGCTATAGATGTAAATAAAATGACAATCATATTTTTACTGAAAAAAGATGTCAAGAATCCAATTAAAACCAATACTCCAGCATACATTTCGTCGCCAACCATTGAATAATTATATAAATTTACAATGACTAAAGTAACTAAAACATATAAGACTATCTTACTTTCTATGAATCCGTGTGACGTTTTGGATATCCAATTTCCCATTTTTTTAAATACCATTTATATAAATAGTCCACATAAAACAATTACAATTATAGAATGTGAAACTATACAAAAGTAGTATTATTCGCTGTTTTCATCATTTTCATCATTTTCATCATTTTCATCATTTTCATTGTCTTGAATATATGTTTCCACATCTTTATCTAGAGTCTCTTGTTCCTCCTCTTGGTGATTTTCAGACATTGTGTCTTCAATATAATGGGGTGGAACACAATCTCCCTCATATATGTCTAATACTTCCTTTACCACATCTTCGCGCTGAATATCCGTCTTTTCGAATTCAAAACTACCAATACTGGAGGAACGTTTTCCACGAAATTTGTCCAAAAAATCGTCTAAACCATTCATATTTTCCACTCTATCGCATTGATCTAAATCACCTGTGAGGACGATACGACTATTTTCACCTAAACGTGTTAATAACATTTTCATTTGCGAGACAGTTGAGTTTTGCATTTCATCAGCAACAATCCAAGCATTCTTAAACGTTCTTCCACGCATGTATCCAAGTGGAGCAATTTCAATCGTTTTGTCTTCTAATAATTCAGTGACCTCTTTTGGATGGATGAATTGATACAATATATCATAAATAGGTCGTACCCAAGGAGCCATTTTTTCTTCTAGCGTACCCGGTAAATAACCCAGGTCTTCATCTACAGAAACAGACGGGCGTGTAAAAATCAATTTCTCACATTTACCCATTAAAAAGTTTCGCACACCATATTCGGTGGCAAACATAGTTTTACCTGTTCCTGCAGGTCCCGTTGCTATAATTATCTTCTTGGTCTTAGAACGTAATGTAGAAGCATAAATTTCTTGACTCCTTGTTTTAGGACGGGCAAACTTTTGTTCAAAAAGATCTCTTTCTTTTTGCGATAAGTATTGCAAATTTTCGTACATATTTCGTTGTTCTTGAACAGTTGCTTGAATTTCACTATTGTACTCATTTAGCAGCTCCTTTTCGCTGATCTTTTTTCCTCGTTTTCCACGTTTTTTTTGACCCCCTAAAGAAGGATGAGAGGGAATACTCATTATTATAATAGTAGTATTATAATAATTACCCAAATATTACGTCATTCGTGTTCAAACTCAAAAAATCATCTATCTATATAATTTAAATAACGCTATGTCTGTACCATGTCATAATTTAAACATTCAAGAATATTCTTTAGAAGAAGTTCTTGGACTGTTCGATCTTCATAGTTACGATATTAGTATCGAGGATTTAAAGCGCGCCAAGAAAAAGGTTCTTATGTTACACCCCGATAAATCAAAATTGGATGCCAAATACTTCCTATTTTACAAAAAAGGTTTTGATGTGATCATTCAGTTTTATGACAATCAACATAGACAAGACAAGCAAATCGATCAAAATTCTCTTGCTTATGATCCGAATGTAAATCAACAAAGTAAAACAGCATCCAAGAAAATTAGTCAAACCGTTAGTAAAATGGGAGACGAATCATTTAATGAGAAATTCAATGAATTGTTTGAAAACAATCATATGGGACATTCTCAAGACCCTACTAAAAATGAATGGTTTAAAAACGAAGAATCTGTATTTGATTTACCACAAGGGAAAGTATCGAAACAAACCATGGATGACAAATTTCAGCACATAAAACAGCAAACGAGTAATTTGATCAAATACAATGGAGTTCAGACATTAAACCAGGGGGGATCAGGATCAAATCAATTATATGATGACGATGACAATGGTTATGTTGCAAGCGATCCATTTGGAAAATTAAAATTTGACGATTTACGTAAAGTTCACCGCGATCAAAGTGTATTGGCAGTAAGTGAGAATGATATCCACAATATGAAAACATACAACAATGTCGAAGAATTCAACCGCGATCGTAGTCAATATTCATATGATCCACTCGAAAAACAACACGCCGATAAATTACTTCAAGAGCAAGAACGTGCTATGCGTCATCAAATGATGGAAAAAGAATACAAATCGAAATTAGAATTGGAAAAAAACATCCAAAAGAACCAATCTGTTTTGTCCTCCTTTTTATTACTCCAAAACAAATCTTCTTAATTTGACGGATGTTTTACATTGTAACTCTGCACAATATTACAATCTTGACAAATACCTAACACCCCATATGGTTGAACAAACAATATATTATGATTATCACGAATACAACATCGGTCTTTCCAATCATTTCTATATATGGATTTATGTTCTTCAGGAACATGTTTATGGATCGTTTTCATTATATTTATGTCAAGGATATTCACAGGGTTGATTTTTTTTACAATGGAACAACTATTTCGTCTTGTATTATAATCTGTAAGCAATTGTGTTGTTCTACACATTGGACAATTATGATCCCATGATTGAATACATCGTCTGTGAAATTTATGTGTGCAATTCCATTTTTTTATACATTCCGAGTTACTTTCAGTGAAAGGGTCATAACATATGGGGCATATATCTTCCCCATATTCCTCTATAGTATATGAATTTGGTATAATGGGGCTACTTGTTTTTGATCCCATGGTTCTATTTTTTCTATCAAATTATAATTCATAGGAAAATTCAATTTTATAAAATTGAATGTTGTGTTATATTTTATTAAAACTTATACATAAATCATGGATTATACAATATTAAATGAATTGCTACCGAAAGAATTGGTCATATATATTGGATATTACGATAACGGTCCAAAACAGAATATGAATCGTGTGATTAAAGAATTACACGATTTTAGAGAGAAGGTTCTGGAATATGAAGCATACGAAAAAATGTTGTATTACCTAGATGAATGGGAAGTATTAAATCGAAAAAAATACGGTTTAAGCATTGACTCTATGGAAGACCCTATTTTAGTTAAATCCTGGAAACTGAACCGTCATATTCACAATATGATTTCTCTATACTAATTAACAAATAACGCGAAGAATAAATATCAGATTCACTACGTTTTTTCTGGTACAAAGACACTAATTACCTTTATACAATATATTCTTATTTTTAAGGATAAGGTACAGTTGAAATATCATCATTGACGTCAGCACTCATATCACGCATTAATTGCGTTCGACCAGGAGAAGTATATGCGGTTGTACGAGTGCGAGTCAATCCGGGAGGGTCTAAAGTACCTTCATTCAAATCCATTGTTTGACTCCCACTATCAAATGCTAGTTGGCGACCTTGCGTATTTTCACGTGCGCTTAAAGACGTAAATGGATCTAGAATCTGATGATTCATTTCTTCAATTAAGGATAAATCATTAACTAATCCTCGTAACATTTCATCATCTTCTAAATGATACTGTTTGACAAACTTTTGTAAGTTATCTTTCAAATCACCTGCACATTTTATATTATTCGCATCTACATTATGACGCTGTGGCGGAATACCTATTGTAAAACAATCTCGACGGAATCTCAACCTTTCATTTTTTTCATGTAAATCGCTTCGTACATCATACAGAAACTTCTGAACACAAAGTCGGTAATATTGTTTTAATAACGAAACATTGTTTTCGACTTCCGGGGTTTCTTTTGAACTTGTAATATGATATGTTTCACGACTCGTCGCATTTATTCCGGTGAATGTAATTGATACATTTTCCATATTCTCTGTCAGTATATGAAAGTCCTTTTTTGACTCCGATGATAAATTTCCGATTGCCAATGTGTTTTCAAAACACCCTTTTTTGTAATTATAAATATTTCCGTTATTCACGTGAATAACACAGTCATCCAAAACGCGGTTTGTTTCATTAAATAATATTTCTCCATACACATTTCCCGTAAATTCAATATCATCAATAAACCAGTCACACGACTTAGTTGTTTTTTTACCAAGAGCATTCATGAGTCGAGCATTGTGGTCTTGCCCTAAAGCAATGAAATGATAAATATGACTGTTTTCGACCAGTCCAATTAACTCTGTGGTATTCGTAATACCACTTGTGGGTTCTCCATCCGTAATCAAAACACCCACCTTATTCTCATTCTTTATTGAGTCATGGGGAATATTCAAATGCTTATTCATTGTGTTTATTGCTAACCCAATGTCAGTGCTATTCATGGGATGAATAGACTGAATTTTAGAGACAATTTCATTTACATTCTCTTTGGAAACACATATACAATCCACATAAGAGTGGATGTTATTATCAAACCCAATAATTTCAATATACATATTTTCGGTCTGATGAGCAAAATGAAGCACCATATTTTGAAGAGTATGTTTTAATAATTGGATTTTACTACGTCCTTTACTTACAATATCCGACATAGAACCCGAAACATCAATCATAAACGTGAATAATTTAGGAATCGTTGAAGAATTGGTGTCCATTGTTTCCAATGATAATACTCCATATTTTTGCGTGTGATATTCACCATACTCCTCTGGAAGGGATGATAAACTGTAATTCAATTGAAACTGCTTTAGCATGATTTTATAACCTAATATGGATATATTTAAATACATTTACATACAATCAATTTTGTAAATGTAGAATGGATACTATTTAGGAAGACGCGGAAAAATCTTTATCCAAGGAGGAAAGATTTGGTGAGCTCTTCTCCAACTTTTTTAATTTCGACATAATATTTTTCATTTTTTCCGTACTTTCTTCTTCAATGTGTTTTCTTTGGATTTGTTGTTTTAATTCTTCTATTTCTTCTTTTAGAAAAATTATTTCATCTTTTACAAATTTCATGAAATCTTCAACCTGTTTTTCCAATTTTGTAAATATTTCTTTTGAAACAAACTGTTCGGATTCTTTTGCCCATGATACTTGTTTAGGCGTTTTTCCAATTTCTTCCAATGGTTGAATGTTCAAATCAATACTCGCACTACTCGGCATTGATTCTGTTGATATTTTATCACTATTTAACTCGTGTTTGGGTTGAATTTCATATTCACGTTCCTTCATTTGTTTTTGTAATAAACTATCGATATTTTCTAACGGAGTATCGTCTGCCTTTTTCTCAGTAAAATCTATATCTTTTACTTGGGGACGTTGTAACATAGTACCATATTCTTGCTGACGATTTTCGAACTGGTTGTTTATTTTCGTTTGCTTTTGTTCGATCAAAAAATCCCGCGACTCCATGTTGTTGGATTCAAGAGAGAGATTCGACGAAAATCCGTGATATTGTAGCGACGATTCTTGATCTTTTTTTAAAGTATGTATCATATATTGAACAGTTTCCTTATTTAATGTTCTAAGTTGCTGAACATTCATATTTGGATCGGATTTGTCATAAAATTGTTGAATCACACTTCGAAACCATTCTTGTTTTTCCGGTTTCTTTTGAAAATGAGATGTTTTCATAATAGTATTCCATATTAATGTTTGATTTTCAGGTAAAATATACAAACTCATATACTTAATGAGAATAATAATATTTATATTATTATTCGCAATAATATCTTTGCACTGCATTTTATTTGGTATTCTTCTTACATTTAATTGGTGTTTCAGCACCAGGTTCTAATGCCACATCACTATCCTTAAAGACAAATTCATATACCTTCTCTTTTTCTTTTGCATCAGGGGGACCTTTTAACAACACTGCCAAATCTTCTTCGAAACCCTTTGCCGTTTCAGATACAAAATTGACTAAATATTCACCATGTGACTCTGCATTAGATGATTGAGGACCCTTTTCCACACGAATCATACTAAAGATATCGGGGTTCGTATGTTGTCGTGCAAAAACAACGCGCACCTTTTCTGTGCGCTTTTTACCTCCATGACGTTTTCGAGTATTCGCCTTCCTTTTTTTATAATTTCGTTTTGTGTTTTTTTTCATGTTACAATAACATGAGAAAAAGAGATTGATCATTATTTTTCATTGAAATAAATCTTACGATAGGTTGTCATTAATTCATCGGTAAGTCCAGGTTTGGTAAAAATACGAATAACATCTTTGACAGTCAATGTATTCTGCCCCCCTTTTACAACAGAATAGAAGTGCTCATCTACCTTGTATGTTAAAAAGGTTATGATGAAAAATAGTGAAAACATCCCACATTCTGTATTTGTTTGTTGATGACTGTAATCATTTTGTATATAGTTGAAGAATATTGGTTCGTCTAACTTCTTTCCTTGCTTGATAATCTCTTTTTTCAATTTATTAACTTGTCTAGGAACCGCATTTACCGCACTATCATAATAAAATAGGATACTTTGATCCATATCAATAAACATTGATACCCAATGAGAACCCGGTTCATTATGTTTGTCTAAATTGAAAATAATCCCCACCTTTGTTTTGCCACGATTTTTCAAGTCTTGTAGCGATAAACGACATAATCCATTCCATACACATTTATCATCGCCATATGGTTTTGCGTCATAATCAATTGCCGATGGACCTAATAATTTAAATTCTGGATGTGACACTTCGTATTGTTTCAATACCGCTTCGATATCAAAATTGGACAACCATGCGTTTGGTTCGTTTTTCCACGAATTTGGTTTATCGGGTGAAAAGAGCAAATTGTCTAATTCTTGTTTTTGTTTCGGATCTTTGATTTCGTTTAACCAACAATCCTCTTTTTCACAATGATCCATTTTCAAACGTAACATGTTCCAAATTTTTTTAGGATGAGAAGTTTGAATTTTATCAGGATGATTTTTATTGTATGCATCGCGAATTGCCAAAAGTGCTTCTTTTGTATAACAACTATGTTTGTTAATATGTTTCCCTTTGTTTCTTGGATGGCAATTCATTTTGATTGTTTTATTATACTTTTTCTTGTTTTTTTTACTATAATTTGATTGAACCATTATAATATAACACGCTATTTTTTTCTCATTAAAAATTTATCCATAGTTCCAGTGGAATATGTTGATGTATTGTTGCCGTTTTCTTCCTTATCGGACTGAAATGGGAATAATTCATCTCCGTAAGAATGATCTTCTTCATATTCTTTTTGTATTTCATCTGATCGTTTTTTTACTTCTAAATAGCGAATCAACGTCCTTCCATAGTTTTTAAATGCTTCATTTACATCAGACCCGTAATTATGTTGCTTACATTTACACAACTCTGTTGTAATATCTTGGATATCGTCGCGAAATATTTTGCAATCTTCAATGAATTGTTGTTCTTCTTGGTGGCGCGAATCGTCGATTTGATGTAAATATTTACTATAAGTGGTCTGATTACTTAATAATTTCATGGTAATTTCATCAACGAATTTGTCATTCGGCGATTCGCTAATCGGAATATCTGGTTCCATTATATATGTAAAGCGATATTTTTTTACATATATTCGTACTTTCAAAATAAATGACTATTAAACGTTTTTATTTCTTTTTCCGCGTTTCGTTCTTGGACTCTGCCTTCTTTTTTCGCGTTTCCTCTTTTTGTTTTTTCTTTTCCTCCTTCAAATTCTCTCTCTCTTGACGTTTATATTCTTGTTCTTGTTGTTTCAATCGTCGTTTTTCCTCTTTTAATCGTTCTTTTTCTTCTGCTTTTTCGAGTTTTTCTTGTTCCTTGGTTTCTTGTTCTAAAATTAATTGATCTTTTACGTTGCGAACATCCTCTTTTGTTTTATCTATATATTTGGATACAAGATCATTCATTAAACCCTCTTTGAATTCTTCGCGTAATTCACCTTGCTTACGTAATGTCTTGCGCAATTTCCTTTCGGCTTTCAATTTCTCTTGTTCCTCTTTTTTACGATCTTTTTCTTCGTTTTTCAACTCCTTTTTAAGTGATTTCACTTTCTTGGACATTTCCTTTTTGATTGCCTTCTCTTCGATTAATAATTCTTTCGACTCCACATCTATTTGTTTTTTACGCAATTTGAGAGTTTTCTTATGATTTGTTTGTTCGATTTTGATAGCATCTTTGACAACAAACGTTTCGAGTTGATTGAGTTGTCCGTTTCGCAACATGGTTTTGAGTTCTCTCAATTTTTTTTTATGGTTTGAAACCATTGTTTCAAGTTGTTTGTCCAAGTCAGATATACGGGTTTTAAATGCGTCTAATTTCTGTTGGATTTCTTGGACTTGGGGGTGTTGTGAAAGAGTATTTTGGGTGGAATTTTTCAGGGCAACCATTTTTCCGCAATCATATTTCAAAACAAAGTAGATGCTTTCTTCAAACTCTTTGATTTTGTCTGGATCTGTTTTCTTCAAATTGCTAATTTTTTTCAAAATATCTTGTTTGAATTTCTTTTTTCCACTCATGTTTTCCTTCAATTGCTTGATTTTGTCCTTCACTAATTTGGTATAATCCTTGGCTTCGGCAACTAATTCTTTTATATTTTGATTCGCGATTTTCAAACACCCTTTTTTAACAACTCCGTCGTATTCGTTACACAAATCACGTAATGCGTAAAAACGGGATGCTTCCAAATCTTGGAACTCTGCGTCCATGTCTTTTTCCTCTTTCTCCATTTGTTCATGCAATTGCTCTATGATTTTGGAACTTTCGTCGCGAATCACCTTTTTATCCATTTCTTGGACAATTTTCGCGTCTTTCATCATAGGAACGTGGATTTGTTTAATAATGGGTTGAGCAAATTGACGAGCATCTTTTTCGCGATTTAAATAACTAATATGTCCCGCAATATTGTCTAAATAATGGGTTTTGCCATCTTTGGTAAAACTACCGTCGTCATGTAAATATTGCTCAGAAAATACGGGAAATTCTTCGGGCATTTGTTCATGACTTTCTTTACATAAATTCACCAATTTCACCAATTCCATTGGATTTTCCGTAATGGGTGTTGCGGTCATGAGCAACAATCGTACTGAATCGACACCGGACAATTGATAAGAGTCCATCACCGATTTATGAAGTGCTTTCATGTCAGGACGTTCAATCGAGGACAAATCACCACCACCGTATAATTTGTGTGCTTCGTCAATGACAAGCAAAGTTTTGCGTAATGGATCGGTAGAACCGTTAATATCAACCAATCTTTTGTAATAATTATTCTCTTTAGACACCAAATTCGAAAACTGTTTGTAAGAAATAGGACGAATTTTCCACGAATCCGATAATAATTTCATGCGCTTATTATGATCTTCGGGTATCTGAATGCCGTCCGCAATCATAGTCCGTATTTGTTCATTACACACTTGGTCAAACATATTTTTCCAAATGTCATTTTTCAATGTAGTACGTGTGACCCAAAGAACAGTATAACCTTGTGGGGCAAATGTGGATGTGGCTGCTGCAATTGCTGAACATGTTTTACCAGTTCCTGTACTATGCCATAGTAACATACCTTTCACCGGGCACTGAGGAGTAAAATAGGTTTTGACAAACCGTTGTGTAGGTGTATATTGGATAATATTGCCACCACCTGTTTTTTCGACGCACATATTTTCCATTTTCACGTCTTCCCATTTGACATGGGGAAACTGTTTTACATAATTTCGAAATTGAGTAAATCGTTTGGATTTGGACGCACCATGAATGGACGTGGGTAAAGAAATGCTATTTAATCCTCCGCCGCTCATTACTGAAAATTCATGAACTGCCTTGTTCAACTCATAATCGACGGACCCATAAATAGACGTTTTTTCCATATGCTCCAAAAACGACAGTAATTTCATGTCCAAATTCAAGGATTTCAAATACAATTCAAACGTTGTTTTGGAGTCCAAGAAATGACGTTGAAGAGAACCTGGTATGGAAATATCATAAACAAACACATGTAACGGCCATCCACGAGTTGGATGAAAATCCAATCCTTTTTGACCACATGTGCGTGTTCCGCGACCAATCACTTGTTTTTGGTCAGCATTATTTACGGTCGGTTCAAAAATATGAACATATTTGATGTCAAATAGATCAATTCCTTCTTTAAACCCACTATCCATAATAATAAATCGTACTTCTTCGCCATGTACATTGGAATCACGGTCATTAAATTTGGACAACATTTGTTTTTTTGTCGATACATTAATGGGTTGATCATATACATTCACGGATGAGAGTAAATAGAAATTAGTACCTTTGGTTTTGGTTAATTTGGAATCGCTGTCCAAGACAATTTTATCAAATCGTTTTTTGGTAGCGCCACCGGTTTTAGGCGATTCTTCTTCCTCATCTTCTTCGATTTGTTCCATGGATTTCAATTTGCGCGATTGTTTGTAATTGGTCAATACAGAAGATGGTCGAGGCGTGTCTTCCCGTACTTTTTTCGTAACATTCGGCACTTTTGGACTAGGACTTTTAGGTGATTGTGGTTCATTTTTGCCATGTGCTTTGTATGCTAAATGAAAACCTTCAGCAAGAAATGCCGATGCTATCATGCGCGCACCTTGATTGGACGATTTTACGTCGCAAAAAATGAAATGTTTGTAATGATGTCCATCGTTTTTCTTGTCTTTTTTATCCAATGCTCGAATATTATCCAACAAAGCAATCAACTTGGGTGATTTTGTCTTGGAATCATGGTTCAATGCTTCGACATCGAATTTCTCCGAATCAAATTTATATTGAGGATTGGATTTTGTCCAATTACTCTTTTTGCGTACACAATCCGAGTCGAATATTTGAATTTTCTCCATATTTGCTAAAATGGAATATATAATATAGAAAGATATTTAGTAAATCTCCTTTTTAGTACAAAAAATAATATCACACAATAATATAATATATTATGGTTTCAATGAGTAATATTCTAGGTGGTCCTTTTACTGGATTTTCCCCCCAACAAACAGTTTTGAATTACAAAGACGGAGCACAAACATCTACTCGCTCTATTTTACGTAGTGCATGGAATACATCTTACGCAACTGGAACTTACAATGGAAATAAGCGTAAGATTGGTCCTTTTCGCGCAGTCAATAACGCGGGTGATTTCTTATCCCGTCAAAATTACAAGTGTGGTGGTCCCACTGGTATGAGCAAAAGTTCCATTGGTTGGGCCGGAAGCAAAATCTATTTGGGTTCTCAAATTGACAATTGTGATACTACTGGTGTTCCTGCGTCAGCAACAAATGTGAAATATGTCTATGACTCTTCTGATTATGTTACGTTTAGGAAACAACAAGCAATTAACCGTAACTACAATGATTTAAAGAATGGCGGTGACGATTCCAATGGTTCTTATGTTGCATTGAAAGGCGTGCGTGTTTAAACTGTTAAATATTTGAATTCTTTCTTTTCGGTCGGTGTAATCTTTAATAAAAATATCACACGATTGTTGTGTTTGAAAGAAATAATAGGTTCAAAAATATAGAATTTTATAACATTCTATATTTTTATATTTTTAGGATCATTGTATCAATTTATATTGATTATGGATAAACGGTGACACTAACATCCTTCTTGGCAATATTCGCAGTGTTGTCGACGTAAGTAGCAACAACCACGAAGGAATAATCATCTTCAAAATTAGCAGGCGAATCCAATGTAATCACTCCGGAATAACGATCCACTCCTACTAGACTGGCATCTGTGCCTTCAATCGTCCAGATTACATCGATTTCATCATTATAAGTTGTCACAGTACCAACGGTTTGTTCTCCTTCTTTAATAACGGTTAAAATATCATCGATTTTAATCAGATCTTTCTTTGACTGTAACATTAATTGTGGTATTTACTACATCACCACTATTATCTGCTTCTGTTGCTGTGATAACATATTTGAAAGAAGTATTTGTATCATAATCAATGGGTTCAGATAATGTAATCACACCAGAAGAACCATCAATATTTACATCGATATTACTAGGATCGGTTTCACTGTCATCAATAGACCAGGAAACTGCTCTATCAGCATTTGCAGTTCCTAGTTCTGTTTCTCCGTCGTAAATAGTAATGACTACATTTGAAGTATCAATAATTGGT